TTACTCTTTATCTACGTCATTTTTTCTCACGACGTCCATATCGAGCGTGACTGTTCCGATTAGATCTTTCGTCACGCAAAACTTATGCTTTGACACCATGCAGCCTTTAAACTCCTCGTCGTACCACACGATCTCTATCGTATCGTTAGAGATCCTTTTTACAGATTTTACATTTTCTTTATTCTGAACAAAGCAATCGATATAGTCATTGATATTCTTGAAACGTCCGTTGTTTTCTTCGATGTCCCAGTCTGTACCTTCTCCGTTTACTGTAATCGCCCCCGTGTCCAACTCTTCTACATGGACATAAATCCTGTCGGAAGTTTTATATATGTTGATTCTGACCAATTCGTAGGTTTCTATTTCTTTCAAATCGTTTAGATCGTTGCCGCTGCCGATAAGAACAGTTTCACCGATCATTGATTTTTTTACCCGAGAATTGGCGGGCGGTTCGGTGCTTACATAAACATTGAATCTTGTCCTGAATCTCTCATCGACAAGTTCCACCCTTTCATTCAATCCGGGTTTCAATGCGGTAGCGACGGCGATCACTCCGTTCGGGCTCCCCTCAATATTGAACAAAATACCTTTTTTAACGTCTTGCATTCCATACAATTTAAACATTTTATTCCTCCTTGACTCATTTAAAACTTTTTTGACTTTTACTAATTCCTCATCGGTCATATTAATAGATCGGCTTCGGGCACCAGGCGGCAGTGTTCTTTTAGCGCCGGACCCTTTACGACGCCCGCCCCAGCCTGTTTTATTTTCTTTCATCCTCATTCTCCTTTTTTGTTTTCAGTATATTCCTCAAGCAGATATTTATACTGTCTTATGCTGTCTTCGAGGTCGGTATTTCCGCACTGTTCTTTCATATCTTCAATGGCGTCTTGATCATCAATTTCTTCTTCCATTTCATCGCAGCGTTCTTGCATAGCAATGAGGTTTTTCCACCAGTTATATTCATCTTCCCTCATTTCATAAGCGTCAACCTCATCATTGTACGCCGGCATCGGGCCGAATCCTACCAAGTCTTCTGTGATGTCAAGTCCGTTTTTTCGGTAATTGAGATCCTTAATTTCGTTATTTCTGTCCGTAATTGCAATTTTCATTTTTTATGTCTCCTTTTTTTAGTACAAATCGTCTGTTGTCATGTTCCACAAATCCGTATCTGTGGTTTCTTCGTCGGCATTTACTATGCCGCAGCGGGTGTATCTGTTCCCGCTTAACTCGTACATCTCATATCCTTGGTCTACTCTTTCAAATTTTATTGTCCGGCTTCCGTCCGTTAAAATTCTTCCGCCTTCTTCGATTCCGATGTTTCTAATCATTTTGTTTTCCTCCTTAGTGGTTTTAAATAATCTGTGGGGGTGTTCCCCTTTCTTGATTATATATTATAATATCATGTTTGATTAGTCAATACATTTTCAAGATGTTTTGTTATAATTATTTTTTATATCATGCAACAGAAAAAGAGCAAGGATTTCTCCCTGCTCCTTTTTCAGATTATTTAAACCCACAGAGGTTTCCCTCTGACGTCTATATAATACCACTATAAATTAATTTGCGCAATAAAAAAGAAGGCGGTTTCCCGCCCCGTTAGTTACTTAATTTGTCTACCAACCAGCCTGTCGCTACAGCTCCTGCGATGTATGACCATAGGTTTCGTTGACGTTTCGCAAGCCTCACGTCATGCGTCAGCTCATCGATTTTCTTCGTCAACTTGTTTAAAGATGTCTGCAGCTTCATCAAGCTCTCTTCTGCTTTCTGCAATGAGATCTCTGCACTCCGCAATTGTTCTTGAGTTATCATCAATTCTTTTCTGCACTCTGTCAGCTGATTCTGCAGCTCGGTCAACTCTTGAGATGCTTCGGTCGAGTTGTTCTCCAGCAGATTTAATTTGCTCTCTAGCTGATCTAACCGCATCTGCTGATTGCTTGCTATACTCTTGAGCCTCTCGTACTGCGTCCTTTGCATCGTTACCGTTTCTGCCACCGGTGGTGCCTGTGCATATGAGATAGACAAGCACGGCGCAGACAGCAATGATAGCGCAAGCAATAGCGATAATCTTTTTCTTCTCATACATTTTACACCCCGTTCTCTAAATACCACTGCGCTTTCCCGCGGATGATGTCCCCGCCGGTGCCGATTTCATCCTGATCACTTAGTTGTTCTAAATCCCAGCGGCAGTCAGGCTCTCCGCTGTACAATCCGTAGCCGTCGTCATTAGCGGCCTCGCCGTGCGTCATGAAATGCTCTCTATCAATCGGATTATCAAAAACCTCGGCAATAACAGCGAACATCTTCGCCAGTGTTTCAATTTGTGCCTCGGTCGGAGGATATTCTCCTAAATCGTTCGGATGGGCATTGTAGCAGCAGCACAGAGCAATTGCGATACTGCCTGTATTCCTGTGCCAAGTTGCCCGCGGCACTTCATCGAGCGGTCTTGTGTAGATGATTTCGCCGTCGCCGTCAACATTAAAATGATAATCTCTAAACGCTGTAAAATACCGTCCAGCTGACCAGTGTCCGTATGTCGTTGCCGGCCACGGGAATTGATAAAAATAGCTTCTCTTATCAATGAGTTCTTGTTTAAATTCGGCTATTGTCATCTCTACGCACTTCCTTTCTTGTTTCTTTTTTTATTTCTTTTTCTGCGGCGTCCGGTCTTCCGTCATGATTCTTGTCTACACAAAAGATGCTTACAAAAGTAAAAGCACCGACTACTGCCGGTGCTGTAAATTCTTTGAAGAAGTTAATAAGTAGTGTCGTATTTGCTACTCCCGTTCGATAAAAATCGTGTATCCATGCCGCAATTACCATCAGAAACAGAATGATAAGCCCGGCGCCGTATACGTAGACGATCTGCATCGAGGTTCGTACTCGACCTTTTATCTTTGGCGCGTACTGTATTGCTGCGTTCCATATTTTTTTAAACATATCACAGCACCTTCCCAATCAGCGCGATGACAACAGATACGATGGTCGATATAAGTCCCGCCACCTTGTAAATATTGTCTATTCGATGATGCGCGGATTTAGCGCTCTGTGCTGCTCTTTCGTGCGCCAACTGCAGCTCCTGCATTTTCGGAATCATTTCAACAAGCATATCCAGCTTTGTCTCAATTCTGACGATTCGTTCCAGCGCTTCCGGGCTCATATCCCCCATACTCATTATTTCATATACCTCTTAATAAAATTAATACCACAGGAGCCGAACGGCTCCCGCAGTAAACTAAATATATTATTCGTATTTAATTGAGAAATTAAGCGGTTTCCCGATGTTCTCTTTTAACTTCACAAAATCCGCCTTCGAACTTCCGCCTGAAAGACTATTCGGGCCTTCGCGTGTCATATCGAATAATACATCGCCGATTTTTACATTAATTATAGAAGTTGTGTAGATTCCCGGCTTACGATAAAATTCTTTGATTCCCGGTATATTGATTTCGACTATCAAGTAATCCTCAATACGCTGTGCGTAAACATTATTAACACGATATCCGTCGCTTGTAGTATTGATTTTATCGCTTGTTGCGGTCAATGAATCTTCGCCGTTTTCAGCAAATATCAGCGTTCCTCGAATGTCGAGCGTTGGTGAATCACCTATTTTCGTGGCCGCTGTTGCGGTAATCTGTTCGCCTCCGGCGATTGTGTAATTATTAACCTCTTTACTCATAACATTTCCGTTGACGACGATGTTCCCAGCTTCATAGCCTACTGCGGGTACCGCTTTAATATCGACGGAAGATACGGAAGCTGAATATACCTTTTTATCACCAATTTCCGCTGGTGTTGTTAAAGCACTCGGCGTAATAACAATACTCTGATGTTCAAGCTTTTTTGCTACATAAATCTTCGGGATTTCTTCCCCTGTTCCTCCTGTCGAAATAGACAGAATGGCAGGTGCCATTTCAGCAGGTTTATATGTTGCGGTTGTACCTAATTTTTCTCTAATTGCATTCGCAATAGCGGCTACACTTTCGACAGATATTCTCCCTTTTGTCATGATTAAAAACTCCTTTCGTCTAAATCTACATACTCTTCTTTCCCGATTTCGGCGCTCCCGTTGATGAGTGCGTCAATGATGTCTTGCCTTGTGATTATCATACCTCTGCTCCTTTTTAAAATGATGTGTTATCCACATCGGAAATAGATTGTACGGCTTTTTGTATCGCCGCATATATAGCACCGGACGTCAGCATTTTCTCACTGTTCTCCGTGGGTGCGCTGTCAAAATCCAATTTATTCTGCTTGTCGTTTAGTTCTGATTCTTGTGCGTATCCTGTAAGTGCCTGATTAAAGCCATTCGTCACCGATGTTATTGCGTTCGTCAATACGTCAGTAGACACTTTATCATTTAGTGCAGTTTCGTTTACCGGCATATACCCTAATGCCGTTTTTATTTTATCTGCCGTCAGAGAATAATTCTCAAGACTCGCCAGTTTGGCTTTCTCTTCCGCCGTGTAGTCGTTTGTAGATAAGCCCTTTCCGTCTACAGACTGTACGTATTTCTGCTTATTGATGTACTCCTTGACAGTATCAAAAATGGCGTTTACGTCGACAATGCCGGATAGATTACCCTGTACCGCTTGATACAGCACTTCAAAGTTATTGATGATATAGTCTAAAATCCCTCGATTATCGGAAGAAGTGAACACGGTATGCTTGCCGTAAGTCCCTTCTTTAATGATTTTATCGTTCTCATCTCTAATTTCACCGTGTTGAAATACTGTTAGCTTCATTCGTCGTCTCCTCCATTTCCACGATTTCTCCGTTAATAAGTACAAGCCGGGAAATATCCGGGTATACTACATCGGACTTCACAACCGATATGCCCGGCTCCTGTTGTACTGTGCCGTCAGAAGAGAACCGGCAAGCACCTTCGCTATCAAATCCGTACCACAATTTATGCCTCCTTTATTTAATACCTATAACCATGTAACCGCACAGCGGGTCGGGATAATCCCCTGATATTTCTTTGGCATGCACTCTTCTTCCGTTCATCGAAAAAGAATAAGTACTCCGTGCATTACTCATTAAAAATGCCGTCCACACGCAATCCTTTTCTTCATATCCTTCCGGGAGAGGAATTGTAAAATCTCCTCTCCCAGTACCTTTTAGAATCGAAACTGCTCTAACGTTGTAGCCGTTAATTCTTACAGAATTACCATCTATGGTACCCGCTTTAAGCGTTGCTCCGACTATGTTCCCATCTGGATCAACAGAAAAAGTATTCGACGCATTTCGTATTGTTGAACCGATTAATGTTGTCCCCGATATAGTTCCGCCTTTAAGATTGCCGACGTTAGCCGATACCGCCTCAAGACTATTAACACTAATCTTATTCGCCGTTACCGCGCCTGCTGCTATCTTGTCTGATGTTACGGCATTAGCGGCGAGCATACCGTTCACTATGACATTATTATCGATAGTTGTCTTACCGGTGATATGTAGATAACCGCCGTCAATCGTCGTTCCTTTCGGCGTTAAATTAATGCGATTAATGATCTCGTTATCTTTTACCCGAAGTTCGATAGCGTTGTTCAGCTGTGTTAAGGCGCTATACGTCTTGTAGCCGTCTTTTTTGTTCAAATTGGACACTATCTGATTGACAGATTCATGGCTAACCTTTCCTGCCTCTAGTGCTTTTTTGATTGATTCGTCAACTTTTTTAAGGCTAATTGCCCCGTCTTTCAGCATTGATTCATCAATAACAAGTTTCACCGTGACCATATTCGACGGCGACCGTGCGCCTTCCCCGAACATGTCATAATAGGCGACAGACACTTCATAGACGTTTTCAGGACAAGAGTAAGAGTAGACGCTGTTCTGCGTTGTAACTCTTGTAATACTTGCACCAGCGGGGTCTATGTATACCGCCATTCCCGCGCAATCGGCAGGTATCGGATTGGCCACTACCGAAAAACCGCCAATTGATGATATTAAATCCGGCTTAGGTGGAGCTAAAGGCGCGGGCTTGTTATACGATATTGTTGCCGGTGCGGAATATTTTCCCTCGGTGTTGCAAGCGAACAGGTATAATGTTCCTTTGCGTTTTGTCAGCGTAACATCAAAAGATAAACCGTCGGTCCTTGCCAGTAAAGCGTCGGAATCGCCGCCTGCGTTGCTGTTTGTCCTAAGTTCATAGAACTGTACGTCGGCATTTGTTACGGGATTCCACGATAAATGTGCTACGCTTCCAATAACCATTTTGAAGTTATCTGGAGTGTTCGGAATTGTGGATTTCAGTGCAACCAATTTGTCGATTTTCGGTGCGTTATCGGGTAGATTAAACACACCTCGTCCGTCAGCAGTCGTGACAGCTATTCTGTAAGTGTCGCCGGGTAAAGCCTGAGGAATAATTAGCTGCCCTTTTCCTTGCCCTGCATATACCCACGCCCCGGCAAATCCAAGTTCGTCGGCGCTTAGTCCATCTTCTATGACAATGGCTTCGCCCTGTACGTGGTTCGTTTTATACCAGACACGTCCGATTAAATCTTTGGATTCCCACGATACGAGAATATCGTATCTATGCGACCCATTTGGTAGTGTACGATACCGCGTGTATGCTTTGATGTTTTTCGGTGTCTCCGCAGGATGCAGCCATGCGGATAAATCAACTCTGGCCGTAGAGTAGTCAGATCGTTTTCCGAGTTCGTTTTCGGCATATACGCGAACAGTGTATTTCTTTGTTCCATCTGCTTCAAAAGTATAAGAATTTTCGCTGTTTTCAAACCTTCCGCGGTGTACCCATACGTCGGCCCCATCTTCTTTTGTCTCAAGATATACCGTGTTAGCTGTTTTGGGATTAATCCACGTGCAATGCACAGAGCAGTCTGTGCCAGCTCCGTAACCAGTTTTTACTGTACAGGTAACGGTAAGATCTGTCGGGCCGTTAACGATATTATCGTAGGCTGTTATTTCCGGCACTTTACTTGTGTCAGGACTGTACAATTCCGGATAATATTCAATTCCGGTAATAGTTCGGGTAGCGTCGTCCATACCCTTTTCAATAGCTAAAACTTTAAACATCTTAGCTATTTTCCCAGTTTTACCTGCAGCATAAACCGCATCTGCAGAAAAACCAGTAGCGTCTGAAACTGTTACTTTGCTTCCGTCAATAGACGTGATTGCAGTTTCATAGATTTTATCGGTATCCTGATCACGAACGAAAATCGAACTGTAATCAACGTCGATAGGTTGATCCAGTGTTAATTCTTTTCCGTTAACGCTTAGAATCCTACCACCAGCCCCCCATGTCGTATTATCCGTTTGCACAAGAATGACATCACCAATTGTACAGGCGATAGCATCAACAAATGCATCAAACGAAACTATACGAATTTCATACTTATTCGACCGAAGTTTATACCGTCCGAACGCATAGGCTTGTTTCAATGAGGTACACCCCATCAGTTCAATCTGCACGGGCTGTATATTTCTTTCTGCAGTATCGTAATCATCGCCGTAGACCGTCAACACGTCGCGTTCGTAGTTCTTATCTTTATTCAGAAAAGATATTTCAACTGCGTTTGCCCGCTGATCCCGAGCCTGAAATTCTTCTTTAAAAGAGTCCTTTTTCATGTTGGCGACAGTAAACAGCTGTACAGGTGTTCCTGCGTAGTCATAGACGCAGGAGAACTTAGTGCCCATCAACAGAATAGCTCCGCGGCCAACGCGGCACGGGTAGTCTTTTGCGTCCCACACGGACATAGCGCTGTCATATAAATAATTAAACGCCATCCCGGCGTTAGCGCATGCTGCCGCCCACGCTTTGAAAGCATAATAGTCTATGTTTTCTTTTCGGACGCCGTCGGCTTCATACTCAAAGCCGCCTTCTGCAGTATCAATCTTCAAGCAGTGGTGCAGGATATCATAAGTAGCCCATGCCGGATTGTCTGCCGGCCGTTCTTCATAATGCTTTGTTGCCGGATTCCAGACGTTGACGTTTTTACGCGTAACGAGGCACGTCATAGACGGATCGTTCCCGGACAGCTGGTCTGTGGCCAGCGCTTTAATTCCGATAAGTGCTTTGCCCGGGTATTCGAAGTCGTCATAAATAACTTGGGTAACGCCTTGCCACTGCACTTTATTCGCGTACCGGATAGATGTGCCCGCTTTTTTCGTACACCTTGCGCGCACTTCGTATCGTGCAGGTTCCAGATCTCGGACAGCATAGACAAGATAAAATGATTTATTGGTGTTTTTCTTAATCCGACCTACATCAATATTCTTCCAGTCGGCATCACCCACTTTTCTGTATTGCGCTTCCAATTCGACCCAGGTTTCGGAAGTACCGCCGCTATCATTCGAATAATACAGACCGGCGGGGAATGAAAATGTTAATTCAAGCCCCTGCGCTGTATTTCCGTCTAATTTATGCGTGTGCCAACGGCTATCATCGTTGAGCTCATAAGCAAGCCCCGTGTCAGCATAAGAGTCATTAAAATTCGGAATAATTTTTTGTGTATTCGTGCCCAAACGGATATCTACCTGCACATCGGCATAGTTGCTTATCGGATTTCCATTGAGTTCGATGTTAGATATTTCATCAATCGGCCCCTCGGCTACACAATAGAGTATATTCAGATATTGCTTCTCACCTTCAGATACCACGTGTCGAGCAAGCATAATCCCCGAAGTCTTAACAGTACCGTAAACGACAGGCAGGGGATATCCCTGCCCTGTTAACGTCGTCGGAGCGCCCCATCCGTAAGTATTTGACTGCTCAGTGTTACTTAAGTCTGCTTTCGGTGTCGGCGTCAGCTTATTAACCAGTGCGTTCCCGACCATTCCGATTGCGAGAGACAAGCCCATGCGCACCCACATACTCGTCATGCCACCGATAATTCCTGCGCCGATTCCAGCTGATAGAACAGTAATTCCGATGGATAAAATCCATCCTAAAGCCTTACCCTCGATTTTCGGCATGACAACGAGCTCTTCCCCGTCCGCGGGAATATACTCCGCACAGCAGGGGACACCGTTAATTGCGTATACTTTCTCTCCCTCTTCGGAATGATATTCTTTAACCGTTTTCCCGCTGCACGACTCGTAATAATCTTTTCTTTGCCGCCTGTCAAACGGATTATTAACGATAATTACATGGATCATTTATACATTCCTTTCAGCCGCGGTAAAAATTTAGAAAAACGTTCAATGCACACACCGCCTTCCGTGGCGTGCAGAAGTTGATTGTCACCAAGATATACTCCCGCATGGTCAATGCCGTGACCCTTAATTGAATATATGCAGATACAGCCGATTTCGGGCTCTTCGAGTTCTTTGTATTGGTCTCGTCCATCGGGAATTCCATCAGCAGTGAGCAGCTTGCGGTAATCCGGTAAACTCTTTCCGTTTCGGCGGTAATACTCTTGTACTAAATCCCAGCATTTCATTTCTGAGAACGGTTTTCCGATTAAATCAGTTATCTCTGACATATAGTCCTCCCTGCGGTACCGTCGGGCACCCGCCAAAACGCTTATTGTTTCCACATTTGCGGCAGTCTGAAAGTGTTTTATTGCAGGTTGTCACGACCCCCTCATATCCACAGCGGAGACCTTTGAATTTAAAAGGACAAAAATCTTTCAATACGCGAGTTGCAGGGAAGCGTTTCTGCAACGAAAAACTGGTGCCAATATTCAGCGTTGCTGTCTTTTTATCTGCAGATGAGCCGATAACGTCGAATACTTCTTCATCTAAAATCTCATCTGGGACATTTGTATTAATAGCTTTAAGAGACACGGTAACGCCGTCCGCGCCATCATATTTTTCAAGCAAAGCCTGCATAGATCCGGTGATGTTGCTGATATTCAATCTTGCCGATGGCATCTCTGTACTACTTACTTTGATTTTATCGACGCTGAATGCGTAAGCGTAATAAGTGACACCTTGAAATACAATATTTTCATTATTAGCTACTAAGTGCAGACTTTCATCTCTACACGTAATATCGCAGAGGAGAAGATCAGCACCGTTAGAAGCTGTTTTATTCTTTTCAATGATTGCGGCTGTAGATAATTCCATTTATGCCTCCTCCAACGTTACCTGCCCTGAAAATAATCCGGGATTAACAAGGTCAAATTCGAGATCCCCAGAAAATCGGACGGTAAACGTCTGCCCTGCAAATTTACACCCCGGTTCCGGCGGATACGTCCATTGGAATTTTAGGGCGTTGCCGTACGCCTGGTCATTAAAAAAAGTATCAAGCAATGAATAATCAGCCGCGGGTAAAGCTGACCACTGCAGGGTAAAATGTAGCGGTTTTTTCGTAAACCGCGGCCGCGTGTTGATAGTTTCATTGTCCTGCTCCATTTTGTATGTATGATCTACCCGCTTATGCTTTAGCGGGTAGATAGGATTTTTGATATTCGGGAATTTCAGCATATTAACCTCCGCGAACGCCTGCTATGACATCTCGCATGTGATCTTCATTTGTGTAAACAGCATTTGCTACGGTCTGCAGTATAATCGTTTTCAGAACCCGGCCATCCGATTGCTGCATTGTTTGCGTTTTAGCCTGCATTGGCGTACCAGTATTATTCTGAACAACCACCTGCACTTCCGGCGCCTGTCGACCTACATTGACACTCGGGATAATCGTGCCGGATGTGCGGGGGACGAACAGCTCCGGTCTGCGCTCTCCGACGATGTATGCCTGCCCGGCAGATACCGGGCCGCCGTTAGCGCGAAAACTAAGTTTAGGCGCTACGGACGCAATCATCCGATCGCCCCAGCTCTGGCTAAAGCTGCCACCGAGAGAAATCCCTGTCCCGAGGCCTCCCCCGCCGCCACCTAAAAACCGGCTTAAAAAACTCGTCACGACCTGTTTTGCCATAAAACTTGCAATTGCTTTTAACATACTTTTCAGCATGTTACTAAAAGAGCTTCCAATATTTTTAAAATCGAGAGTCAATACATCAGTAAACATGTCTGTAAAACCGTCAGCCATTGATGACGCGACACTGTTCATAGCGTCCTGCATCTGTTTACCTTTGGATCCGAAATTCTCGACCATCTGCTGAAGCGCCGTATTCCAAGCTTCACTCCAAGTTTTTGGTTCTTTAGCCAGTTCGTCGTCCCGCTGCTTTGTGATAAGCGCAAGCTGCGCATTATACCAGCGCTCTACCGCAAGTTTAGCTTCAACACTATCTTGAGTCAGTGCAACTTCTTTTAGCTTGTTCTCTTTTTCGCGTTTTAGCTTTTCTAGATCAATTTGATACTGTGCTTCCGCCTGCGCCGAAATGCTTTTAGTCATTTTAGCTAGTGCAAGGTTCGTATCATTAACAAGATCTGTATTAGCTTCTTTCCACTTTTTTACAAGTTTATCTTTTATAACACGGCCATATTCTTCAAGTTTTGCCTGCAGTGCGTCCGTATTAACTCCTGCGGCCGTGGCTTCTTCAATTTCTTTTTTTACTTTGGCTATTTCACTATTCAGTTTGCCGATTCCTTTTTCATAGGCTGTTCCTGTTTCGTCAAGGATTTTATCGGATAAATCCGAAACGGCATCGGCGATCTTTTTTGTCAGCTCTTCAATTTTCTTTTGTGCTTTGTCTACAGCACCAGCGCTACCGCCTCCTGAACCACCGACGCTTCCGCCACCACCAACAGCGCCGCCACCTTGATTAACAAAATCAGTAGGGCCAGTCTCCACTTTTGAAGTAATATTGCCGTCAATTGTCACAAGATTAGTCAACGCCTGAAACGTTTTAGAGTTTGTAACAGCGTCTTTTGCGGATTCAATTTCTGCGCCGACCATACTTGCGATTTTTCGGATGGCCGTACCGACGACCCCGAGTTTGTCCAAGCAGGCATTCACGAAATCGACAATAGCGTTATATGCTTGCGACAGCCAGTCACCCACAGTCGCTAAAAATCGATTAGCCAGCTGCACAATTCCGCTAAGCAATCCGTTATACAAGGTGTCAAATGCACCACTTATACCGTTCAGTACGCTTACGATATAGGATTCTACCGAACCAATAACGGCCGCAATGTCTGCGATAACGCCGCTTACCACGCGCCACACATTAACCGTCACTGTTGCGACAGTGTCTAGCATATCTAAAAATAGTTTGCTATCCCTCTCTAAAAGAGGTTTAAACAAGTCGCCAAGAGCTGATGACAGATTATCAATGACCGGCATAACCGCAGAAATTCCCTGTCCGATTGAGTTAAAAAGGTGGCTGATATTTTTTGCAAGCCCGTCGGGCACTAGGTCGTCAAAAATGTGTGACAGTCCCTTTGTATTTACGTTTTTAAGAGCTGTATTAAACACATCACGGACTTTGCCGATCGCATTTTTCATGCTGTTAAAAAGCGGTTCTCCGATTTTACCGAGTATTTGGCTTGCGTTGTCCTTAATGGTGCTCAGCATACCGGAGAAAGAATTGGACATCTTGGCCATCATGTTCGGAAACCGTTCATTCATGCCTTCCGTGAGCGCTTTTATGGCCGCGTCGGCACTGATGCCCTGGTTCCCGATATCCGACAATTGATCTGCGGCAAGTCCTAAGTTTTTAGCTAAAATATCTTTGACCTGAATCCCTAGCTGGGACAACTGCATGACATCCTGCCCCATCAGTTTTCCGGTTGTTTTAATCTGCCCCATGACGAAAGCCATCTGCTTCAATCCTTCGGCGCCTCTACCAAGACCTGCAGATGCATTTCCCACCGCGGTTAAAGTAGGGATAATATCACGCGCCTCGAAGCCGAACGCTTTTAACTGCTGCGCCGCGGGAGCGATATCCTCAAATTCGAATGGCGTATCCGCCGCAAACTTACGCAGCTGGTCCATCATAACCTTGGCGTCTTGCGCAGAGCCGAGCATAGAAGTAAATGCGATATTGGTCTGCTCCATCTTAGCGTTGTAGCCTATAAATTTATCACCTGCGGCACCGAGAGCTGCGCCTAACCCTGCAACTGCCGCAGTTACTCCCGCAATCGCCAATCCTGCGGGACCCGCTTTTGATAGAATCCCGGTAAGCCCCCCGGACGTTCCTTTTCCTATAGAATTGATTTTTTGCGCTATGCTCGAGATCTTAGATTCCGCGCCCGATGTATCCACATTTACATTGATATTTTTGTCCCTGAGCTTATTCAGTTCCGCCTTAACTTTGCTGATAGACCCCGAAGCATTATCCTTTGCTTCAATTCGCGCTTCAATCGTTTTAGTGCTGCTTGCCAATTTTTCTCACCTCTTCCCGCATGATCATTTCCATCGCATTTATCTTTTTCAAAATCCCCGGAGTTACTTCAATCCCAAGTACAATTGCAACCTGAAATAATGCGTTATAATCAATTCCGATAATGTCGCCTAATCCGCTGGTACGAACTTGCCCCGCACAGTAGCTCCACAGCTCCCACGTTTCAGTGTTTTCTTCTGACAAAAAAGGCCTCCTATGCTCGCAGTCGGCACAAGGAGGCTTCTTATTCAGTTTTCTGTGCAGCTTTTGACAGTTTTCACAGTATTCCCGATGTGGTGACCATTCCCAGAGGTAGGCATCCGTTAGTTTTTTACTTCCGCATCCGTTCCGTATGTTTTTTCAAAAGTTTTTGTAGCAATCCGGATCATTTCGCGATAAGAGAGTTCTTCATCATCTGCAAGTTCCGGATAAACATGATCAAAAACCCATTCAAGAGCTTCGATCGTCTTTGTTTTATCTGCCTCACCGAGCAAAACTAAATCAAGACCCGCTTTACGCAGGTCTTTGACTTGCTTTCTCGTCATTGTCTTTATCTCGACCATCAGTAAGACTCCTTATCATTCTTCAATACAACCTGCACAGTACTTTTCTGTGCATTGCTTTCATAAAATGCATTCCACGCGAATTTCACAGAAACCCCCGCGGGGCCATCGATCGGCGCGTCATGCGGTTCAATCTGCACCTCCGGGAAGGTAAATGCCAAACTGCAATTCTCCGACATTTTAAAGCCGATTTCAAGTGACGTTTTCGCGCCGGTATCAGCAAGTGTCATCATAGACGTATCCATGAACAGCGCTTCAATGTTCCCGCTTGCTTTAAACAATCCCTCCGGGATGTCTCCGCGAATACCGCCTTTGCCGACGACATACTGATCACCGTCAAGCCCTGCATCCAGCGTAAAATCGCCCGTTTTAACAATTTCACTTTCCGTGCCACCAATCTTGACATATGTGTGATTCTGCGAAATGGGGAGCTTCGCTACTGACGTAGCCGACGCATCGTATGTAGCGGACGCAATTTCACGCAGAGCGCCCATAATAGCCAGTTCAACGGTCATTTCGCTATCTTCGCCGAAGCCCCATTTCAGAGTGTTTACTTTGCAGCCGCGGTACAGAAAGTACTTGCCCGAATCGGGAAACGCCTTTTCAAGAATAAAAGACGGCTGCGTATCGCCAACTTTATACGTGTGCGTATTAACGCCCGTGCCTTTTACACTCGTAGGCGCGCCAAGTAACGCTTTCAGCCAGTAGCCGATAGCGCGGAAATCTGCCGGGATGGTCACATTTCCGTCAACGCTTACGCGTCCCAGGCTGGAAATCGTGTTATTACGACTCCCGGTAATCGTATCCGAAGAGATAAGCGTCTGCTTTTTCTCCATTTCGTTTTTATTAATCGGCAGCAGTATTCCTTTTTTCGTTACCGGTGCCTTGTTATAAGCGCTTTCAAAATCTATTGTAGTAGAAGCTTTATAGCCCCTCGCTTGTACTGCCATATTCAATCCTCGCTTTCGTATACAGTAACTGTTATTTCATATTGCACGCCGTACAGTGGCCGCAAACCACCGGGATCTCCTGTCTTCCGGCTAACTCGAATATCCATAAGTTGAATAGCATTCGTTACTTTGCCCGACACGGTGCGGATTTTCTGCAGAACGGCATCCACTTTGCTTTCCAGCGCGGCCAGTTTTTCATAACCGACATATAGTTCCGTGCCGTCATAGCGAATCCAGCATTCAAGATACAGTGTTATAGTTTCATAATCGACCATATCTGAATCGGTGTCCGGCTGTTCGTTTCCGCGCATAAGCAAAATAATTCCATCAGTGTTTTTAATCGTTCGTGGATCGTATGCGCCCAATTTTATTTCCTGCGCCGCTTTCTGTTTTTTCAGTTCAGTCTGCAGGTATTTTAAAATTTCAAGCCAAGCCATACTTACCCCCGGAAAATCTTAACGGCCCGGAAACCGGAAGACTGCGAAGTGCCGGTAAAGGCCTCCGCAGTCTGCAGCCGGTTCTCCAGCATTTTTACTTCATCGGAATATATCTGCACTTTTTTCGCGTAAGCATCGATATCCTTACCGTCGCTATACATACTGCCTGGCAAGCCGAACGATTTATTAACCGCCGTCGCGTGGAAAGCATAAGCGGTAATAAACCGTTTGACTAATACCGTAGCCTGCACTTTTGATTTCTCAACGCCTACTTGCGACGCCAAATAATATAAATAGTCATGCGCGTCAGCCAGTGTTTCTTCAGTTAGAACTGGCCCCAGTAGTTCGTCTTTTGTTATTAAATCATCGACTGTTAAGAGCATTTTCCACCTCCGATTTGGCTAATTCCGCGTAACGGTCAAAAATAGAGTCAATCTCACTATCGCACGCGTCCAAAGCGTTAAAAACAAAAGGATCCCCGACGAACCCCGGGTGACGAACGCTCTTAGCAAAAGCAAATCTGCCACCAGATGTCCACCGAAGAGTCTTTTTATTTTTAGCGTGAATGGTATGCGCAGGGAATCCGTGATGCACAAAATACCCATAATTCGCGCGATTTAAATCCAGCGTAATAACACCAGTCAATCCACCGGCTCTATAATCAGCCATTACAGATTGCTCTAATGCGCCAGTCCTCGATTTAAACCTGTGGTTATCCTGTGCGTGCGCTGCCACGGTTAAAGTACTTTCTTTAACCGCCTGCCTTAGCCGCCTCTTGAAGATATCCGCGGTATTCATTCCTCATCAGCAGCTTTAGCTCTTGAAGAACGTGACCTTTTCGGCTTCTCCTGTGTTTCTTGTGTTTCCTCGGACTGTTCCTCGGCTTCAACGTCGGTTGCAGGAGCCTCTTCAGGAGCTACCGGCGGTACTACCGGCGGTACTTCCGGCGGTACTTCCGGCTGTACTTCTGTAGCTTCATCTTCAATAACGGTATACCCGTGCTCTTTGAACCATTCAATTAAATAGGCGTCAGAAGTTTCTCCGACGCCTTTAACGAATGTCACAGAAGCACTTTCACCGCTATAATCCTTATTCGGTGCTATAATCTGTGCCATTTTGTACCTCCTTATTTAACCTTGATGTTTCTAAGAACTGCAGCCGCTTTCGTTGCTTTCAGTGCAACCGCAGCCACCATTTCCACCTCCCCCGACTTTACTGCCCCAGATGTCTTGAAATCAGGCAGCCATGTCTGAACAGGTGCTACATCCGCCATAGAAACAGCATGGAATCCGTCAATACCGAAGCGTACGGCGTAGAGAGACGTTGTGCTCTTAGCCGTATCAATCGGCACAACGGGATCATTAGACCCGGATTTTGCGCCAAGATTGACAATCGGAATGCCGTTATAAGTAAGAACAGGACGCCCGAAATCGTCCTTCGTTTCAGTGTAAGCTACCGCGCGGCGGACAACAGCCTTGAATTTTGTGAAGAGCGCCGCATTCATGAGAAGCGCGGACGGCTCGCCATCCATTAATCCTAAGCATTCATCGAGCGCGTCAAGGAATGTCTTATAGTTGCTGTCGATAGCAGACCCGGAAGACAAGTCAATGGCCGCGGTAGGCTTATATTCTGTAGAAGACCCGGTCAGCGCTTTTTCAAGCCCATCAAATGCTTTGTTGTTCGTTCCGGTATCGCCGTTGATAACGGTATCGTTCCAGAGCGCGGATGCAGCTTTAATTTTCTGCTGCATCTGGAAAGTTACCTCATTCTCGACACCGCCCATCTTCGCGATGACGCGGTCCAATTTGTATGAACCGCCGAAAATCGCAAGATTGACGGATTTCTGCTCTTTCTCCGCTTCCTGCGCAGTGTACTCTTCGTTAACGGCTCGGAAGTCAGCTTTCGGCTGTGTTTTCACGCGGTTATAAGAATAAGTCAGAGTAGCTCCGCCGCCGACGGGGGATACTACGTCATCAAAAATAATATGATTCCAAATAAAATTGGATTTTGCGTACTCGTCAATGGTCATTGCCTGAAGATCATCCTGTACGTTGAGTTTTGCTTCCGCTAATGTTACTGGCATGTGTTTTTACCTCTCTTTTCTAAAAAAATCACTTGTTTAATGCTGCCACAACTGCTGCATGCAGTCCCTGCGGCTGTGATTGTCTCCCGTTTCCGCCGTTACCTCCACCGCTTCCGGGATTCTGCGTGTCTTTTACCGCCCACGCATTATCTTTCAGCCAGCCCGCGGCACCGTCTTCGATAGAGACTGATTCATTTTTGGCATTCGTGAATTTGTAAGTACCGTCTTCATCCGCTTTGATAGAGCCAACCAAGATTTTTGCAATTTCTGATGGATTAGCTGCGTTGCCTTTCGTCAAAGCCGCTACGGTCTGCTGCATGATATCGGCCTGCACTCGCTTAGCCTGCTCTTCTTTCCGAGCGTTTTCAGCCGCTTCGTACTTCTTGTTCAATTCGTCCAACTGTTTCTGCATTTTCTCGGCGGCGGTTTGGTCTCCTGTACCTTTCGCCGTGAGTTCTTCCACTTTCGCGGTGAGCTCGGTAATTTTCGCGTCAGCTTCATTTTTAGATGTGCGGAACTTCGCGGATTCGCCGTTCAGTCGTGAGATCTCCGTTTTTACGGCTGATATCATTTCCGCCCCATTTTCTAATTTTCCCAACGCTTCATACAATTCTGCCAATGTCATAATAAGTACCTCCTGTGTACTGTAATAATGGGCTCCTGTCCCAACAAAAAAGACCGTTCTTTAACGCCTGCGGATGGGTTCCTGCCCCACGAAAAGGCAATATAAAAGCACTCGTTATGAGTGCTTTTTAAACAACAAAAAATTAAATATTTTTACGCGTAACTACAGCAGTGTCATGATACCGTTTTTGTCGAACTCTGGCTTTTTAAAAAAATCAGCATAGCTTTTTACCGCTTTTGGCGGCGCTTCAGATGTAAGCTGTAGATTTCCTTCTTTGTCTTCATAGTACCATTTTTTATTCGTAAGAAAATAAGGTCTATCGGCCAAATCCGACAACGTACACATTTTATCCATCTCCGTTCCACCTCCCTAGCCATTTTTTCAAAGCCTGCCCCAGGACATTAGGTTTGCCGCATCTCATATTTGCATGACATTCTGCAAAAAATTCAAACTCATCTTTACGACCATACTCAGACAAATACTTTGTATAATTTCTGAAATTCACCTTTTTATCGATTTCCTTAGCGCATGCTATGATTTCTTTTCGAATAAGCTTTGCTTGCCGTTTAAACTCGTCGCAAACTGCCCACGTCGGTAAACCTTGTGTTCGCTCATACAAAGCGACTACCTCAAGAACATGTCCAAACTCGTGACTTGCAGTGTAATGCAGAGCTTCTTTGTCAGCCGCGGGCATCTTAAACCCTGATTTTTCCTGCGCCGCAACGCTTGTTTTAATAGCCATTACATCGTGTAGCAGCTTTGAACTCAGCCTCACCTTTATACTACCCGGGAGCATGCTGAATTGCGTAGCGCCATTCGCCACTCCGCTTAGATTCGTTTCTATATCAAGCCCATACTTTTCTATATGCTTTGCCAATTTCGGGTTGTCGTTAACAACTTGAAGCACTTCCGCCATATTAGCTTCTCTTATCGGTTCTTTCAGAGCTGATAGATCGACATTAACACCTAAGCTTTGCAGTTCTTTTTCAAAGTCTTTTTCTTTTATTGTACCATCTTTTATCCTGCTTTTCATCTTTTCGCCGCTGTATCCGCGTGCTTTTTCTGTCCAGCTCCGCCCTACTTTGACGTCTTTCTCGCCGTACACGCCAAGTATTCTTTGGCGGTTCGGAAGCGACTGCTTAGCAAGCCATTCTCTGCCACCTTCTTCTATTCTTGCGTGCGGTGTTTCGCTTTTCAGTAGTTTGGATCCCACCATCACTGGCCGCAGGTGACACATGCAGTTCGGATGAACGGGAAGCATCGGTACTTTGTCTTTCGGAAATATCCCGGGCCCCATGCCGTACAAATCGGCTTCTGCATACATATCGCATATATCGCAAAACGGATGCGCAGTAGACATCTTCCATTTGAATGCTACACAATCCTCATCGTTTGCCCATTTTGCCACAAATCCGTCGTTATATGCTCTTGCCATCTCGGTACGTGCAATTCTGCGGGCAAATAGTCGTGTGCGCTCCTGCGCGGCTATATAGACCGCTTTGTCAATGCGTTTTTCGTTTCCTGTTACAACTGCATTTCTCACTTGCGCATAAGCTGCTTTCAGCCCCTGTGTATTCAGTTTCTTCAAATTCCGCTCTGCCGCTCGCAAAGTTTTATGAAACTCCGCGCCGCCGTATTCCTTTGCTTTCGCAATCTGCGTCAGTCGTTTCAGAAAGTCCGGAATATCCTGCTCCAGTAATGTATGCCCATAACCATACCCATCAAAAAGAGCCCGCGCCGCTTTCTCGACTGACTGCCCTTTCTTTACTGCCTCTGAAATAATCACTGCGGCTTGTTTTGTGACTTCTTTCTCCCCGCGTGTAGTTCGCTTCGATAATGTCAAGCCGTCTTTTGCCCAGACGGCGGTAGAAGCCTTTTTGAGTAATGGTCTTGCTATACCCACCGCCCCGCCTCTCCGCATTTCACTGATTAGCTGCGGCTCTATCTCTCCTCGCATGATTTTCATGACCGGATACGTCTTGTAGGCTTCATTGACAGCTTCTTTCGGCGTTTTCCCTGCTTTTAGAAGCCGCTTTATTTCATCCTCAAAAGCTTTAATCGTCTTGTCCGTTTCCGTCAGGATCATCTACATCACCGTCTTCAAATGCGCTGTTCTGCTTGCTTTCTTCTATAGCGGCCGCGACTTCATCAATCATTTTGTCGTAAGTTTCCGGCGGAAGATTGGGCATGTACGCTTCCAGTACCTTTTTCAGAACTTCCAGTTTATATGTCGGGCTATCAAATCCAAGCTCAAGTGCTGCAGCCGCATTTGACAACGAATCCACAACATCGTTAATTTTGAAATCGCGCGGGTATTCGCAGTTATAATCGACAGTTTCGCCCGACCACATCTCAAATAGTCGAACGATGGCTTCGTCTGCGTCCTCGCAGCGTACCGCAAAATCCGCCAGTCTTTTATTGGTTTTCTCAAAATCCCATTGCTTAGCTACGCCCGATTTACTTTTGTCACTTTGCACACCAATGACCGAATCCAGACCGGACATGCGGAACATTTCTTTTATGATCCTGTCCATCTGTTCCGTCAACATTTCTGCGGGTGCCGCGGGCGGCGCTATGAAATCGGGAGTATGTGACGCGTCAGCCGGGTAAATGAGTGCGTTATTCGTACCGACCGTTACTTCTCCAGTTCCGTCGTCCGGCATTGTCAGAATGCCGAAAGCCTGATCACGTAGAAGCTGCGTATGCCAGCTGCAGAGTTGATACAAGAAGTAATTCGCCTGTGCTACCGATAAATACTCCGACGGCGGTTTAATGATTTTCCTGTCCGTGTTTCTTGCAAGCCACTGCACGACCGGAACACAACCTATATTGTGATTACCTGTCGTTTTGCCGTCGCCATTTCCAATTGCCCACGAGTCTTGTGCCCAAGTATACGTCTCCGTGTTTTTCGCGTTCGCTCCGACTTGTGATGTCTCGGTGTACTGAAACATCGTCAAGCGACCGTATCGGTCAATTGCCCAGTTTTTAATCTGTGCAGGTGTGACAATTTTTAGAAACGGCAGTTTGCGCCCTGCGACGGCGTCACTTCTGCGTTCCGCCAACTCATCACTGTTATCGACAACGATGTAGACAACACCGTATAGTTTCGCCTGCATAGCCGCCGATTTACAAAAATCCTGATAATCCGTGCCGGTTCGGTCGCAGTCATCAAGAAATGCCTGGAACAGTGTTGAGCCGTTATAATCCCGCTTGATATCGTTTTTGAATATCGGATCTACTGCAGCATTGACAATCGGCCCGGTATAGTTCAAGTAGTAAGCGAGACCCTGTCGGTCTTTATAGTTTGCCGGGTCTTCCCGCGGATGCTGCCGGAGTCCGGCTCCATTCTCAAAAAGCCCGGTACCGAAATATGCATCTGTCAACAAATTGTATTTATCCATGTCGTACCTCAATATAAATTACTCCGCACAGCTTTAACCTTGAACCGCGCAGGCATTAAATCTTCGCAGCCATACCGGACGGCGTCTATTGCATGATTGTTTTTATCCGGATAAGCGCTGATGTACTGTCCATCGCGCGTTGTTTCGTATTCGTATGTTACGAACTCTTTATACGTGTTTGGGCAGCGCTTTTTATCAATCACGATAGCTGACAACCCTTGCAGCCATCGAATCCCAAACTCGACACTATCGGGGCCTTTTTTAGCTGCCATCACTCTTAATCCCAATTCGTTTAACTCTTTAATTGACTTTGGCTCCGCGCTATCCGCGCGAATTAATGCCGTTTCTGTAATTTTCTTTTTTATTTTTACCGCCGCCTGCCTGTTCGTCAGCTTCGGCTGATAAATCTCATCGAAAATGTACAGAATCTCTCGTTTCGAGTCATAGTGCATAGCTGTAAAAGCCAACGGGTCTACCGCGAAACCGAAATCCAGACCATACTTCCTATGGTCAAACTGCTGTATTTCTTCATCAGTAATCCGCTTCTCTATGACATTTTCAAAGACCGCCCCGCCAGTTCCTGTGATTTCGCCAAGATACTCATGCCTGTATGCGGTTTCATTCTTCGCTTTGAGCTTGTCGGCTTCATAGATAAATTGCTGTCCCAGCCAGTCAGGATTGACACTTAAGTAGTCTGAACGATGTACAAGTCTATCTTTTTCATCAAGCAGCATTTCTTCATTGACCCAATTATTCGTCGATTTCGGTGGATTGTACGATGAGAAGCACCAGAATTTAGATCCGCCACGCATAAGTGACTGGTTCAAATTGCGGATTTCTTCCATGCCGGCGAACTGATCCAGCTCCTCATACCAGACGATACCGACATAACCGAACGGCAGCTTGATAGACTTGATTTTTGCTTTATCATCGACACCAAAAAACAGAATTTTCTGTCCTGTCGCTTTTCTTATCATCTCCATTGGACTAATCGTCATCTTCCATTTATCCGATATGTGTAAAGCATCTAACGCCCACTCCATCTGTGTATAGACAGAATTTCTAAGCGTATTTGCGACTTTTCGCAAAACGACAGCGTGGCATTCGGGATTTTGCATAAGAAGCAGCAGGATTTCAAGTGATACGTAAGAAGATTTTGTGCTGCCTCGGCCACCGGCTAACACGTAATGCGTGTGATCATGCCGTTTAACATCCTGATGAACAGAGAAAAACGAAGGCGCTATCTTTTCGCTAAGTTTAATTTGTATCATCGATAATCTGCACCTCTTCCTCTCCGGTCTTGCTATTTTGATCTTCAAAGAGGTGGTGGCGTTTCCCCATGAGTTCCAGTGCTTTTATACGATCTTTCGCAGATAATCGCTTTTTGATGATTTTTGATTCACTGAACCCGTCACCGACACCTTCAATCACAACTACTTCTTCTTTAAGTTCGCCCCTGCCTGCTTTAGACAGCAGATACTCGACTTCTTTTGCCGACATGATCGTTTTATCGTAGTATTCATCACGCATTTTCTTAATACGGCTTTTTATTTCAACATTCTTCAACAACCGCTGCCCCATCGAATATGCCGTTTTCTCACGATACCCGGCTCGTATAGCTGCCTGTGTTGCGTTCAGATCAATCAAGTACTCAACGCAGAATTTTTCTTGCCTCGGTGTCACACCACCACCTCCCTTCTTCGGACAAACGAAAAGCACACACCGGGGAGTGGCATGTGCTTTTCTAAAATTGAGGAGGAAAGTATCTCGCGATATTTTCACAGTATCATAATAACACGTCTTATAGTGAAATATAATGAAATTTAGTGAAATCCTCCTCTAAATTTTTCAAAGCTTGACCGTGCAGCTGATAAATCCTTCGAATTGTATAATTCATATCCACGGCTATCTGCTCCCATGTCTGAATCAATATGTAATACCGATACAGTACGCATCTGCTGCTCTCGTCATCTACCTTGTCAATCAGTGCTTTAGCCTGATCACGTTTATCGATCAACTCGTCCCATGCGGCATTTACTTTTTCAATTTGTGAATCCAGTTTGTCGACAATCTCATCAAGAGTAGCTAAGTGATTCGACTGTATTCTATCGCCAAGTTTCGGACTGGAGATGTTATACGCTCTGCGCCTTAGATCTTCTAATTCCTGCTCATACGCACGCAGCAATCTGTCCTGCTCTCTGACTGACCGTAAAAACTCTTTAACCGTCATTTCTCGTCAGTCCTTTCTAACAGATGCTCAATATACCATCGTGCTTTCTTCAAGTCTTCTGTTCCGTTCTTCTGCTTCCATCGCCACAAGTATTTAATTGCATTCGCTGTACACACAGCTTCGATACCGCTTAAATCACTTGTCGCCACTTCGATTGCGTCAATGCATTCTACCCGGCCTTTGTTGTAGTGCGCCGGCCTGTTCACCATATCAATCATCTTTCACCATCCCTTTCGACTAATAATTTAACCGCATTCATCATGGCTTCCTGCCCGTTTTCTTTTCGTTTCAGCGCTTGCATAACCAACTCATCCACCGTACCTTTCGCGACTAAGTGATGTATGATAACCGGCTCTTTCTGTCCTTGTCGTTCAAGTCTTGCGTTTGCCTGCTGATACTGTTCTAAGCTCCATGTCAAACCAAACCACACGATGATATGCCCGCCTGCTTGCAAATTAAGTCCGTATCCAGCACTTGCCGGGTGTGCTATGAGTAGTTTTACCTTTCCTTCGTTCCAAGCCCTTATGTCGGCCGAATTTTGCAATTCTTGCGCATCCGGAAAGGCTTTCTTAATCCGATCTTTGTCATGTTTGAAATTGTAAAAGACTAAAATCGGATTTCCGTCATTTACTTCTACAATCTCTTTTAGCGCTGTGATTTTCGCGTCATGAACCGGTATAACAGCTTTATCGCCGTCGTACACAGCTCCGTTTGCCAGCTGCAGCAGTTTATTACTGACCGCTGCCGCCGATAAAGCTGTTATCTCCTCACCGTGTAACTCTGTGACGTACTCCCGCTCAAGTTCCCGATATGCTTTCTGTGATTTTTCATCAAGTACCACGGGAACCGTAACCGGCGGAAGTTTATCCGGCATCAAACGATAATCTTCGGCTTTTAAGCTGATACAGATGTCCGATATCTTATCGTAGATTTCTTTTTCGGCGTCCGGGCTCCGTATCCGGTAGCTGTAAACCACCGGGCCGTTCTGCTTATCCGGTACAAAATAATTATTCCGGTACTCTGTCAGTGTCCGCCCCAGCCGTTTACCACCGTCAAGCAAGTACAATTGCGCCCATAGATCCATTAATCCATTCGGCCTCGGCGTACCTGTCAACAAAACTATTTTTCTGAAGCACGTCCTGACCTTTCGTAACGCTTTCCATCGTTTCGTACTTGCGTCTTTGAAACTCGTACTCTCGTCGATAACAAGCATATCGAAATCCGGTTTATACCGCAGGTACTCAAGTAGCCACACGACATTTTCGCGATTAATGATGTAGATATCTGCTTTTTTCGCAAGTGCCTGTACCCGCTGTGCCTGAGTTCCTAGAATTGCAGAAAACGTAAGACTCTTAAAACAATCCCACTTTGACGCTTCTTCCTGCCAAGTAGCTTCGGCTACTTTCTTCGGTGCCACAATCAATACTTTGTTAATCGATAATTCGTCAAACATTGCTTGAAAGATAGCCGATAGCGTTGTAGATGTTTTACCTAAGCCCATACCTAGAAATATCCCTGTTCCTGCATTTTTCAAGATATGTTCAATCACGGCTTCCTGATATCCATGCGGTGTATATTTCATTTCGCAAGTCTCCTGACAAATCCTTCTACCGACTTCAAGTTATCGATAGTAGCTATTCGACATCCTCGTCGATACAGATCTCTAATAACCGCTCTCTGCAGCCGTCTCGGCTTCTTCCCCGGCGCCTTCATCTCTGCAAATCCGATTTTCCCGCCGGGAAGAACGACAATTCTATCCGGCACCCCCGCAATTCCGGGGCTAATAAACTTGAGGCATATCCCGCCGCACTCCTGCGCTTTCTGAACTAGGTGTTTTTCTACTGCATATTCTTTCATTTTCACCTCATAAATATACAAAGGCTTTTCCCGCCTATATAATAAGAATATAAATCTTTATTTCGCGCGCTACGCGCGCACGCGCGGAGACCCCTACGGATTATAGAGTTATAGAAGAAATAAATGATCACGTGTCTATTATTTTCTTCTATAACTCTATATTTCAATAATCCTCTATAGAATAATTGTTGCTTTGTTGCCAATACATTCTTTTTCAGCCCCCTATCTGTCCTTAACGCGGCAACAAAGTTTGTTGCCTTTTGTTGCTTTTGTTGCCAAAATCCTTTAAACTCTATAATTTTTGAAATATCTGTAAAATTTGTTGCCTTTGTTGCCCTTGAAAAGCGGCAACAGTTTTTGTACTTTGTTGCCTACTTTGTTGCCTACTTTGTTGCCGCGCTTTTTACCGGCTTGATGTTTTTGAAGCTTCTCTGTTTTCCGTATATTTTTCCGGTAGCCCTCACTCCTTCGGGTTCCCACCCTTTCAATTGTTGTAAAATGCCATTCATCTCGCGTGCGTCAACGTTCCGAAAGCCCTGCCGCGTCCCATCAAAAACCTCACACCATATTTCCAGTGCGCACACCCGGCTCCTTGCCACCGTTCCTTCCGGGTAACCATCTTCTCCGTGGTGTTTGAGGTAATCCCGCCGGTCGTATAAATCCATATCGTCCCAGTTTTCGGGTAGCTTCGTGTCTAAATACTCTAAGACCAGCCCGAGCTTCTCACTGCCCTCTGTATGCGCTTCCTGCAGCTCTCTTGCGGTCTTCGCGGAGTCCGCAGGTAAGTACAGCTTTTGATCTGTTTCGTATAGCTGTTTGACCTCTGCCCACACCTGACCAATGAAATCATCTGTCAAATCAGACAGTGGACGTTTGCCATTGCCTAAGCAGAATACGGGCAGAAAACGGCGTCCGCCGGTACGGTCTTTAAGAAAGATGCTGTCATTCGTAGTAGCGGCAAAAACGCACTGCCGCGGGTACTCTTCTGTACGCCGCCCGTAAGGCACCCGGAACTTGTCTGTCTGACGGGAGAGAAAAGCTTTAATCATGTCGTTATCTGCTTTTGTAGACGCCTGCATTTCGGACAACTCAATAATCCAGCTGCCTTGCAGTTGTTCCATTGCTTCTTTACCTTGAAAACTGACAATACTGTCATTAAACCATTTTCCGCCCAGTCTGCTTAAAATCGTACTTTTGCCTATGCCCTGCGGGCCGCTAAGCACTATGCACGAGTCGTATTTGACTCCTGGGCGCTCTATACGTGCCACGGCAGCCTTGAGCCACGTTCGCGTGACATCTTTTACGTACTGCAACTCTTCGGCGCCTAAAAAGTCAATAAACAGCGTTTCTGCGCGTCTGACTCCATCCCATTTTAGGTTTTTCAGATAGTTTCGCACCGGGTGCGTTTTGTGATTGTACATGACTTCTACTAATGCGTCATCGATGACCTGCCTCGCAGCCAGATCGTAGTATTTTGCTAAATAGTTACGCAGACCGGCGTCATCAGTATCCCGCCAGATATTGTCGATACCTTTTTTCCGCCACGGCAGATCTTTTTTGACAATGAGCCTCCGGGAGAACAGGTCAAGTCCGAACGTGCCCTTAAGCTGCGGATCGTTCTCGAGAATAGCGATGAAATTCCCCGCTACCGGAAGTATCGGTGCATTCTTCCCGGATCCTCTTGTCAGCTCCGCCATCCAGTCCATATCAGCATCATCGGCGCTGAATCCGGATTCTTTGAAACTCTTCTTGATATCTTCAGCTTGTTCTGTGCTTATTATGCGTCTTGTCGCTTCGTCATCTCCCGCCAGCTTCGTCATTGCTGTATACGATGGCATTTTAACTACCGGAGTGCCTTCGGCGGCATCCGCGTCAAGCGCTCCGAACTTGTGAAGCCTAACCAAATCAAAAGCATTACATAGCTTGCCGCCTGCGGGGTCTGTCGAATGGTGCGAATAAGCGAATTTGTCATCGTACACGACAAGCCCCGCGCTTGTGCTGCCCTTAGTGTACGTGTACCGCCCTTCCACCGCACAGGCGGTGTACTCATCGGACAGGAACGTCTCTATAGCGTCTTCGATCGTGTGCGCCCGGCAGAACGCGCCGATAAGCCCCGGCTTGGTCAGCGGGTCTCCTTGCTTTTTTGCTGTTGACAGCGTGACACTTGCTTCTTTTTTCGAAGTCGGCCACAGTGACGTGTCGTGCCAGTCTTCGTACCTGTTCAGTACGTCATCGGCATTAAGAATCGGTGCGTCATTATATCTGAAGATAAACTCGCCGTCCTGCGGCTTACTTGGCCAATACATGAGACGTTCGGGCTCGTATGTCGTAGAGTCCATCGCTTCAATGCTGATGTCTTTAGCCAGCAGTCGCGCAATAGCTTTGTATTCATCCGCCGTTACGGGTCTGTCAAGCGGGATGAGCACGCGGTAGCGCGGAGCAGTAGCAGTGTGGCTGTGCGTTGTGTACAGCCCCCATGCCACGTTGCCCATCCCGATATCCAGATCAGTCAGGAAGTCGTCATCAGGACTGTCGGCGTCGAGACAAACAACCTGCCTATATTCGACGTTCTGCTTGAGCCGCTGGCCGCCCTTGAGATATCCGCAAACAAAGCCGCCGATATCTTTTCGGTTGTCCCTGTCAGTCTTCTTCATCGCTTTGTATTCTGCGACGGTTTCACCAGTCACGGTCGGTTTAGACAGCCTTTCAAGCAAGTGCGACCATGTCGTTTTCGTGTGTTTCCATTTTTTAGCGAAGCGCTGCGGCGCTGTCGCTATCGTGAACTCAATATCATACTGCAGCTGCAACGTCCGTCACTTCCCTTTCTGTCTGAACATCATTTGTTTCTATTGTTAATTTTCTTGATTTCGCCCATGATATTAGTACGCGGTTAAGTTCCGCGTCCTCCCTGACAGGCTGGTTATTGACCAGTTTTGCCTGCGCCACCGCGCCATTTCTGATCTCGATACAAATAACCGGCTTTCTGTTTTTGAAAGCTGCGATAATGCGTACTTTGTCAGATAAAACACGGTCGCGGTAGGTGCCGACGCAGTTGTGCATAGCGCGTCCTAAATTTGCTAACTGTTCGGTATCCGGCGGCAAGCTGAAGATTAAATCATCAACTTTGCCGGTCAGCGGGAAATCCCGCAGAGATTTGTACTTGATACGAACGTTCGCATGCTGCTGCTTGTCTACTAAGCGCACAAGATAATCATGAATATCCCGGCTGCGGATTTTTGCACGGATAAATTTCCGCTTGTTCTGCGGAGTCAGGAGATCCCACATATGCCCGCAGTCCTGCGCGTTGTAGGAGTCTTCGCGTTCCATTAATTTGACCGCGGCAGCTTCGCCTCGGGTATGCTTGATTATTCGTAGGGATCGGAGATAACTTTCGGCGCTTTGGTAGAAGCCAACTGGTGGTAATTTGTACAGAAGTTTATCTATAAGTTTGTACTTGTTGTCCGTTTCGTGAAAAATCGGCCAAGCTGTCCTGAGAATACGTAAAAAATGAATCGGACATTTAGCCAGCCGGGCATTTAACCCGGGCATATTCGGGAAACGGTAAACTTCACGCACCTTCGCCAAATATGGTTTTTCGGTGCCCTCGGCAAGTTTTACAATAGGATCATCATTGTACGGGCATATCCTGATTTCGTCTGTCGTCAGGTTTCTTGCGTCCGGGTGCTTCAGGCGCCAGGCAAGATTTGAAAAACAGTAGTCGAAAGCGCCGTGGTAATTGGACATATTTGGCGGCATGTATGCAGATTTGATTTTGTAACCTGCTGCTTCGGAAAGTTTGCGATTGAAGCAGCCAACTGCGTCCGTGAAAAATTGATTAAGCTTTTTCCGTTCTTCGAAATGTATACTGCTTTCCGCGTTCAAGTAGTGGAAAACTGTGTCTTTCATGCAAAACCTCGAGGTATCATTTACGGTTTTGTTTAACGGCCACAGTGCATGTGTGTTCGTTACACGCTTAAACGCGCCGTGCTGCATGTATAAAACATCTCTGTTTTTGAAATCGAAGCGCAATGTATGTTTTCGTACGGTGCGTGTCGATACATCAATCGGTGACTTAACGTCTACGTTCAATGTTTCGGCGTATATGTCCAGGTAATTTTTGTATTCCCGTGCCTCTAAGTTAATACTGTATGGTACAAGCATCCGCCCAGATTCGGGTACCTCGATCCACGGACAATCGTTATCGCGTCTGTATAGTTTTTTTCCGCATTTCGGGCAGTAGTAGCCTGAGCCTTCGTCAACGGGAGCGCCCAACCCACCGTGAAAATGCCACAGGCAGTGAAAAGAATGCCCGCAGGCAGTGTGCACCTGCAGACTCTCTTTCCATCTGTACGATCTACGGCTGTTGTAAAATACGCGTACGACTTCGAATAACCGATTATTTTGGTATTGACTGATGATTCTCATAATCCGCCTCAGAATAAGTCATCTAAATCATCCGCAGCAGCCGACGGGCAAGGTTCGACAGCAGGTTCTTCTTTCTTCTTAGCCGGAGCTCGTCTACGCTTCGGTTTTTCTTCTTTCTTCGGTTCATCTTTCTTTACTTCTTTTTTCTTCGGTTCTGTTGCTTCAATAGCTTCAATAAGAGTTTGCGAAGCATCTAAGCAGTCTTTGCAGTAGTCTTTTGCTTTTTCTATCTGTTCACGCTTTTCTTCCAGTGCTTCGGCGTCAAGCATTTCTGTCCATTTATCAAGTACTTCAATTCCTTCTTTTGCAATTTTGATCTGTTGGTCCATTTGTATTTTGTTCATTTTTAATACCTCAATCTTTCATATAATATTGGCTTTCAAAGCCGTCGGCGTTCTTGATCAGCCCGGTTTCCCAGGGCTCATTCTTCGACATAATTTCTGTAACTTCGGCAAGGCTGCCTTCTCCGTCCGGCGCCTCTATAACGACTTCGTCGTGGATGTGCATGATAATTTTGTACCCGGCTGCAGTTAGCCGCAGCATAGCCGCCGCTAAGCAGTCGCGGGCAACAGCTTGCACGATGTTTTCTACAAGCTTACCGCCGTAGGTCTCTAGTTTGCCCCACTTTCGGCTGCCTTGTTCGGTGCCACGGTATAAGATAGATTCCCCGCCGAAACGGTTCTCTCCAATTTCCGGCTTGATGTAGACTAAGTGCCTGCCAGACGGCAACTCGATAAATAGCGCCCCTTGCTTTCGGCAAAAAGTGAGATGACCTTGTTTAATCCTGACGGTACCTCCGGTCTTGATTGCTTTTTTAGCTGCGCTGTCTACATCCCACCAAAACTTGGTAATCGCCGGTGACGCCGCGCGCCATTTCGTCACAATGTCCTGCAGTTCGTCATCGGAAAGCCCCATTTTGTCAGCGCCCATTTGTTTCAAAGCACCGATGGAACCACCGTATCCAAGCGCCAGTTCGGCGATTTTGCCTTTTTGTCGCAGGTGCCCGTTCTCACCATGCTTAACGACGGGAACACCGAACATCGCCGAAGCAGAAGCACAGTAGATGTCGCCGCCGTTAGCGAAGACGTCCTGCCGCCACTTCTCGCCGGCAAGCCACGCAATGACACGAGCCTCAATGGCTGAGAAGTCGTCAACGATGAATCGGCAGCCGGGCTTTGCTGTAATTGCCGTCCGGACAAGCTGCGATAGAGTATCCGGTACATTGTCATAACAGAGTTCCAACATCTCAAGATCGCCGTTTTTGACAAAAGCCCTGGCAGTATTAAGCTCTTCTGCGTTCATGCTGTTCCGCGGCAGATTGTGCAGCTGTACAATACGTCCTGCCCAACGCCCGGTGCGCATCGCGCCGTAGAACTGGAACATGCCGTGCACGCGGCCGTCTGACGTCGTCGCTTTCTGCATCGCTTCGTACTTTTTGATAGATGTTTTGCCGAGCAGCTGACGCAGCTTGAGCATAACGCGCACATCATCCGGAATGTCTTTTTTCAAGAGTTCGGTAATGGCTTTTTTGTCTATTGATTCGATGGTCTCACCAAGCCGGTTTTCTATCCAAGCCGTGAGCTGCAGCGGACTGTTCGGATTCTCAAGTCCGGTAAGCGTTTTCGCTTTTGCAAGCAGTTTCGCTTTATGTTCTTTGTTTATGCGGATAGCGTTTTCGACCAATTTTTCATTGATCCGAGCGCCTTGGCTGTTAATCTCTTGATCCATGAGCCAGTATTTGTGCTCGAGTTCCGGAGGTTTTAACGACAATAACTTCTGCCGTATGGCCTTTTCGACAACGACGTCCTGCCGGTTATACTCGATGTACTGCGCCCACGCCTCCGGATTATGTTCCGGTAGGTTGCGCGTCCTGCCGCCGTTCGTTTTCGTCGGTTTGCACGGCTTTGAAAAGTAGTTAATTAACGCCTTGCCGTGGGTGTCTTTTTGCTTATCTGCACCGAGGTGCAGTACGGCAGCTACGTCAGCAAGTTTTGTCGGCAGTGAATTGTACAGCGCCAGTACACTTGTACACTCCCACTGCTCGGCAGGCAGCTTCGGATATATCTTTTTAAAGCAGGTAATTTCAAAGTTCGCGTTGAACGCCGTCTTTGTGATGCTGCTATCGAAAAGAGCCTGCGCAATCCGCACAGGCATCTCCTCTTTAGTAAGATCTATTACCTGCACCGGCTCGTCATCGAAACTGTATCCGAGTAACAAGATTTCAAAGTTCGGCGAGTCTACGTACTTGTAAACTCCGCACTTGATGTCATTGTCACTGTACGTCTCTAAGTCAATTGCCAGTGTAGTCATAGCACTTACTCCTTAAAAAATATCATCATTATCGTCATCTTTGGCGTCAGCGCCCAGGAGATCATCATCGAAGTCCCCTGCGGAAACACTGCCGCCGGACAGCGGCGTGCCGTCTTTGATCTTCTTCAGACCGCTCAAGCGGACTCCTACGCCGCGGTTGCCGCCCTGATTGTACACAAACAGGTACAGAACAGCCTGACAGTAGCAGCCGCTGTAGACTTCCGATTTATCGAAGGTTTCTTCACCGTCTGGGCCAAGAATTTTTGGCGGATAATCTTCTGTCGCTTTCGCGTTTAAAAAATAATGCCCTGCGTAGTTAGCGTCGCCTTCGCGTTCGGTGTCACCGTCACGAAGAGGCAGGTTAATATCTTTACCGCGCGTGCCGAGAATTTTCTTAGCTTCTTCATCATTGACCAGTTCTTTGATTTTCGCTTTCAAGCGTGAGATGGTCTTCGTGTCGCTTTTCTTGATAAGCAGACTTGCCGAATAACGCATGCGGCCGCCAGGATCTTTTTTCGGCGCCCAGATATTCGCGTAAGACAGTCTGACTAATCCGGTTACAAATTTAATGCTTTTCATTATTTTCTCTCCTTTGTTATAAAAGACTTTCGTCAAAATCGTTTCTGATATTTGTTATTTCTAATGCCTGTCGCTTGTCATCTGCAGAGACCAGCGTCGGTTTGCCCGGCGGTTTCTCAATCACTCCGGACATCAGCTCACTGAACATTTTCTTTCCGCAGAGTTTTTCCAAGTCGGTAATCGACCGTAGTGCCTGCGGCTTGTAGATCTCGTCAGCTCCGAAACCCGCGTTCATAAGATTGTTCGCTGCTATGGTATCATCGGTAATCTTCCGGTTGCTGCGGCCCTCGACAAGTTTCATCCCGGGCCAGTCGTAGCCGTCAAGCGCTTTTCCCAGCGCGTAGGCTTCTAAACTGGCCAGCCACGTTTTGATACCTTTAGCACGAAGCAGAATATCGGAAATTTCAAAGTCTTCCAGCTCTGCCGTCTGCAGATCCTCTTTGACATTTTTTAGCTCATATTCCGCGTGAGCCCGGCAGGTATTTCGTGCTTTACAGAATCGACAATGGCTGCCTGCGCAGAACTCACCTTTACCGGCAAAAGCGATTTTTGCCTTCTTTTTGACTTCTTCGCCCCAAGCCAGTAAATTATTGACTGAGATGGTTTCGGTCGAAATGCTGTCAAGCCTCGGCTGCACAATCGTCATTCTGACCTCGTCTGCGCCGTACAGATAGCCGAACGCTTCGTACATCCCGAGTGCGTACAGCCGCATCTGGCTGTTGTTGACAGCAGAGACCGGGACACCCTTGCCGTACTTGAGATCAACGATTTCAAAGTACTTATCCGAGACCATTACCATATCGCCTGTGCCGAAACCCTCCGGCACCCAACGCGAGAAGTCCAGCCGCTGTTCAACTTTGATCTGCGCGTCCGGAGAAGCAGTTCTCGCTTCGTTGATTTTCTCAACGCAGATGCTGACGTAAGATTGTACCGCCTCCTGCATTTCTGCGTTGTCTTTTATTGCAACAGTAGTCTTGCCTGTCTTCAGAAACAGATTCAGAAAGCGTTCGGCGTAAGCGTGTGCCTGTGTGCCCTCTTCCGCATACGGACTCGACGCGTCCGGAAACTTCCGCTCCAGTCTTGCCGACGGCGTGCAGTGCAGCCAGCGGGAGCTGGCCGATGCACTTAATATCGCGTGTGCCATTTTAGATCTGCACCAGCGCTTTAAATTCTGACAGATCGGCGGGCTTGAGGTCAGTTACTTTGGCAAGCCCTTTGTCTTTCAAGAACTGTTTAATCCGTTCTTTGCCGTCAGATACTTTATGTGTATATTCTGCACAAAGCGTACGCAGTTCGGTCTTCTGATCTTCCGTCAGTTCGGCCGCCACAGCTGTTTTCGGTTCTTCTTTTACAGGCTCTGCTTTCTTCGCCTTAGGTACTTTGACCTCTTTAATCTGCGGTGCTGCAACCGTAACGTTTTCCGGTGTAACTGTTACTGTGCTTTTAACCGGCTCATTTAAGAGGCCTTTCAACTGTGCTTTCAGTTCTGCTACGTCTGTTACGTCGATTTCAATTCTGATCATTTTATTATCTCCTTTACGTGTGTTATAATAATTTAGAGTATTTTTGTTTTTGCCGTTCGACTGTTCCAGCAGCCGGACGGTTTTTTACATGTGCCAACAATCAATTTGCATCACCACCTTTCATTTTTTCTGCCGTATCGGTGCTATTATCCCGGCAAGTTCTCCGTTTTCGTAGATGTAAAAAGGGGATATCTCAGCCTTCGGATTTACTTTAATTTCGGCATCCTTGTCAAAATACTCGAGAAATGTTTCGCAGATAAAATGTGCATAGTCCTCTCCGTTTGCCGTTTTTAGCAGACAGGCTTTAGTCTTTTTGTTTATGATCGTATCGGTAGGGAACACGGTGCTGAGCTCGCTTTTTGGAAGCAGATAATCTACACCGTCTAAGCGCGCCCATGTTCTTAGAGCAAATATGTTTTTGTCCTTCGGCAGAAAACATAAGCAAAAATTGTTGATGAACAAACCGTCTTTCCCGCCATCCTCGCCGATATGCATGGGTAGCGGCTGTCCTTTTAAGAGTGTTTTGATCGCTTGCGAATAGATCTTTTTATAATTCATCTTTTGATATAAACCTCCTTATACCGTCTCCCGAATTGAATGGCGTCTTCGTAGCTTTCCATGAAAATATCTATGCAGTTATCTATCCCGCAGCGGTCATTGACTACATACTCCCTGTCGTCGATGATGACGACTGTACCGAAAGGTAGGAAGTTGCAAGCTACCCCGCCAACATGGACTGTTTCGCCCGTTGCGGTAATAGTCCCGCAATCGTAAGGCGTATAAGCGCTGCACTCTGCGATGAGCCATTCCGCATGCGCCGCGAAGGGCGCTAACAATGTGAATAAAATAGTTAATAGTCTTCTCCGCATTCACACATCTCCTCTCTGTAATTCATAGCCTCAACAGCTGCCGTTAGTGTTTCTAAGTGATCCGCTAACATTTCAAAGAAATCCACAGCAGCTGTCACTTTTTCTTTCTGTTCAACAGACAGGCAGCCATCAAAATCTTTAAAATATCCGCAGAGTATATTTTCTCCGCTACGCGCGATAGAGACTATCCGTTCTAAATCTTCAGTATCGACATCTCCCCTACAAGCCATCTTTATCTCCTTTCAGCATTAGAAAATTTTATTCTTTTCTTCTTCCAAGCCGGTTTTTATTCTGTGGCTGATACAGTTAAGAGCAATTTCAAGAGACATCGGTGCGCACTTTTTGACAGCAGCTAAAGTCCTAAGCAATAAATACCAGTCATCTTCGGTAAGTGCCGCCGAAATAGTTTTCTCATCCATTACTTCATCTCCTTTACTCGAATAACTAACTCTGTACCCGGCTGAACATCACCGGGATTTTTTATGTGGTTTTCTTTCAACGTGTTGTAGACTACTTCCCGCACGTCGTCTTTGCTGCTTGCGACTTTCGCGCAGGCATCCCAGACACTTTCGCCATTCCGGAGTGTTACTTTATACGGCACCGTCTTTTCCGGTGGCTGTACCGAGTATCCGGATAAGAGAACAATCGCCACGAACCCGATTAGAAATTTAGACATGACATTTTCCCCGCTGCAGCGATAATCAGTACGACGGACAGGAAAAGCCAAAAATAGATTATTAATCTGTCAATCATGTTGAATCCTCCTGTTCTTTCGATAAACTCATAATCCACTTCGCCAACTTGTATTCGTGAAAATCTGCTTCTTCTCCTGGCGGTTGATAGCTGACTTCAATAACCGATGGAAGCTCGTCTGAAACTCTCAAATTTAATCACCTCGCTTTTTTCTGTTCTTCTCTCCGTTGAGCCGCCCGGCTTATTAGTTGTCGAGCATAACACAGTTCACAATGGATATAGCAATAACAACCTGTTATTTGCGGGCGGCTCAACGGAGAGAAGAAATTAATGTGATTTAACTCTTGTTTGCGTTTACGTAAATCGTTAGCTAAAAAAAATTGATAGCATTTCGGCATCTGATATCCCGATCAGATTCTGATAGTCCTGAATTTCTTTACGTGTAAATTCCGTAAAACCGCTTAATTTTTTGCTAAGCGTAGCGGGATTCATACCCATTTTTGTAGCTAGGATATTCAGCGGAATACCTTTCTCTGCTGCAAAGTATTTAAACTTATTTTTATCTAGCATTCGGTTCTCACCTCTCTTTCTTTTTGCGTTTACGTAAACAGTATAACTTGCGTTTTTGTAAAAGTCAATGCTTTTTTACAAAATAATTTGCTTTTTCGTAAATTGCATGGTAGAATTTGTTCAAAAGAGGTGAGGGCATGAGTGTAACTGTAAAAGATATATTAAAAGGCCGAAGACTGGAATTAGAGTTAACGCTTGAAGATGTAGCAAAAAGAGTAGGAGTATCCCCCGCAACCATATCGCGCTGGGAATCGGGCGATATCGCAAACATGCGGCGGGATCGGATTGCTGCGCTGGCCAAGGCGTTACAAATAAGCCCCGCGGTAATTATGGGCTGGGATGTCGATACGCCAATCCCGCCCGGCGCCCATCGGCCGCAATTTAAAAAAGTGCCTATGCTCGGCTATGCAGCGGCAGGACAGCCGCTTGAAGATCTCAATCAAGATACGCCATACTACGATGTAGATGATAAATATGATGTGGATTTTTGCATTACCGTCCGTGGCGACAGTATGATCAACGCTGGTATAAACGATGGTGATATTGTTTTTATTAAATCTATGCCGGAAGTCCCGAATGGTAAAATCGCTTGCGTTGAAATAGATAATGAAAAGGTTTGTCTAAAACGTTTTTATAAATCGGCAGACGGTATAATGCTCGTGTCGGAAAACCCAAAGTATCCGCCGATACAGCTTAACCGATTTAACTGCCAGAGTGTTAAAATTTTAGGCTTAGCCGTGTTGCGGCAGTCGGAAATTCATTAGTAGGGGGTATCAAATGCGAAGTTATAAATTCTTTTTATCGTGTATCACCGCTGTTTTAATATCTTTTGTACATGTTTCGATAAGCTACGCACACGGAGATTTTACGGTTTTAACTTCTGAATCTTTTGATCAAACGTGGCAGAAAGGTAAAAATATAAAAAAGCACGGTTCACTTGAAGCGCCGGGGCACTACGGACTTGAAATGCGTCAGGGCTCTGGCGGGGCTAATCAAGTTGTTCTTGTAACACCATACACTGCCGCTCTCTATATATCATCAACGGAAGACATGCGATTACTGCGTATCCCTGATGAATTTAAGGCGTACCTATTAGATAATCAGGACATTTTATGGGTGGCGACCACATGGGATAATAACACGGTGCGGAATAGTAGCGGAACGGTAAAGCATTTTGCTCTAATAAAAAACGGAAAACGCGTATACCCTAAATATCAGATTCCGCAAATATTGTCCGATTTACTGCCCACGAGTAACTGTGCGTCGTATTTTGGTTTCGATCGAGGACAAATATTAAGCAGTCCATATGAAGTCAGATACATAAACACGCAAGGGGATCTGATAACTTTTGAAGTTACAACCGAACAAATTCAGAAGATGGTTGAAGACGAAAAGAATTTTAACGCATAACATAAAAATCCCGCTATCGTATTAACGGTACGATAACGGGAAGATGTAATAACCCACCCAGGGCTGATTACTATTATATTATAACATGATCAGCCCATTTCTAAAAAGGAGCTGATTTTTTTTATGCTTAGAGCCGCTTTATACGCACGTTTTTCTTCCGAAAACCAGCGTGAAGAATCTATTCTTGCGCAATTCAGAGACAGTACTGAATACTGCAAAAAGCACAATTACGCTATTGTTGCGAAGTATGCCGATGAAGCAAAATCAGGCACTACGACCATCGGCCGTGAACAGTATAAACTTATGCTAAAAGATGCGCAGAAAGGAAAATTTGATATCGTCGTATTTCACAAAATAGACCGCAATGCCCGAAACGAACTTGACTATTACATAACAAAGCACAAGCTGGAAGAAGCCGGTGTAAAGTATGCTTACAGTCGACAGGACATAGACAGCACATCTCCGGAGGGTCAAATGATGGAGTCTATGCTGGTTGGCATGGCCGCTTACTATTCGCGGAATCTTTCAAACGAAATCAAAAAGGGCCTGCGTGAAAACGCAATTCAAGGTAAATGCACAGGTGGTCGTCCACCGTATGGTTTTTCTATTGATCCGGACAAAAAGCTAATTATCAATGACAAAGAAGCGGCCGCGGTTCGTATGATTTTTGACTTGTACTCTACAGGTGTCCATTACGGTGTTATCCGCAAACGGCTTTTTAATGCCGGTTATCGAAACCGCGCCGGGAAAGAATTTACTTTAGCGTCTATTTATGAAATCTTGCGCAATCGAAAATACGTCGGGGACCTCTATCTCGGTAAAACGCTATTCCGAAAAGGGAAAAGAAATACACACCAGACAAGCGCTAATGTACAGTATTTTGAAAACGTTATTCCAGCCATTATTTCAAGAGAAATTTTTGAGGAGGTGCAGGTTAAATTGGATCAGAATAAACGGAGATCAGGAGCAGGAAAAGCAAAAGCTATCTATGCTTTATCAGGTCTTATATATTGTGGGAAATGCGGGTCTGCTATGGTCGCACACTCGACGAAAAACAGCCGTGGTATAAAAAACTATTACTACAGATGTCCGAAAGGGCGTCTTGTCGGAGATGAGAAATGCCCGCAGAAATTTATCAATCGTGATGATATAGAAGAAACAGTATATCAATTAATACGCAAATTATTTACGGCTCCGGATGCACACGACCAGATAAAAAGAATTATTGCTAAAAACAACATGGGCGTCAAAGTTCCGGACTATACAGACCAGGTAAAAAGGCTAAAAAAGCAGGAGAGTGATGCTTCTAAGCGGCTTGATAAATTATACGATTTGTATATGACCGACCGGGAAGATGAATTTACATCCGCAAAAATGGCGCAAATCAAGGAAGAAATACTGCGGCTCAGGACGCAAATTAAAGAAGCCGAAGACAGACAGGCTATCGCACAGTCTACAACTTTTGATATTGATAAAATCATTGATACTTTTCAAAAACAACTCAAACAAAAACAGAGTCCCGAATTTATCAAGACCCTGTTTGAGCTTGCCGTTAAAAACGTGACCGTTTATCCCGACAAAATAAAAGTGGTTTTGTTGGTGACCCAAGAGAGATTCGAACTCCCGACACCTTGA